AACCCCAAGTACAACACCGTTCAGAACCAGCTCTGGAACTACTACTACACGCTGGAGGAGTTCTCCGCCGCCGTCAACTACAAGGGCAACGCGCTCAGCCGCGTCCGGCTCCTGGCGGCGGAGCACATCCCCGGCGAGCCGGAGCCCCTGCCGCTTGCCGAAGGCCCCGCCGCCGACGCGGTGGCGCGTCTCGCCGGGGGGATCGGCGGACAGTCCCAGCTCATGAAGTTGATGGGCATCCACTTCAACGTCCCTGGTGAAGGCTGGCTGGTGGGCCAGACCGATGAAGAGGGCGAAGAGCTGTGGTCGGTGTACTCCGCCGATGAGCTGAAGATCCGCGAAGGCGTGTATCAGCTCAAGGTCGGGGACGCCCAGAACGCCTGGATGCCGCTGGGCCCCGACACGATGGTGGTCCGCTTCTGGCGGCCGGACGAGCGCTACTCGTACCGCGCCTCCTCCACCGCCTCGCACGCGCTGGGCGCGATGGGGGAACTGGACCTCATCAATAAGCGCATCGTGGCCGAGACGGTCTCGCGCCTGGCGTCGAACGGCATCCTCCTGTACGACCGCGGGAAGCTCAGCTTCCCCCAGCTCCCCAACCCCACCGGAGCGGATGGACAGGACCCGTTCGCCCAGGTGCTCGTGGAGGTGGGCTCGCGCGGCATCAAGGACCCCATGAGCGCCGAAGCCGCGCTGAAGCTCCCTATCGGCGTGGACCTCGGGGACGCCACGGACACCAAGCTGGCAGACGTGATGATGGCGCTGGACATGTCCAACCCCATCGATGAAAAGCTCATCACCCAGCGTGAATCCGCGATCCGCCGCCTGGCAACCGCCTTGGACCTCCCGTCTGACCAGCTCCTCGGAGTGGCCGGGATGAACCACTGGGGAGCCGCCCAGGTGGAGGAGTCGGGTATCAAGCTCCACATCGCGCCGGACGCGGAGATGATCTGCCACGCACTGACGAAGGGCTACCTCGTCCCGATGCTCCGCGCTGGCGGGAACTCTCTCACCGGCCCCAACGGCGGCCGGATCGTCATGTGGTACGACCCTTCGGAGATCGTTCAGCGGCCGGACAAGTCCGCCGCCGCCGACGAGGCGTACGACCGCATGGAGATCAACGGCGTGGCCTACCGCCGGGAGAAGGGCTTCTCCGAGTCCGACGCGCCGAACGATGAGGAGCTGGAGGAGATGGCGGAGAAGCTTCGCCTCCGGGCCCAGGCGTCCGCCGTCCAGGTCCAGGAGACGATCGCCGAGGCCGACGAGCCCGACAGGACGGAGACCACCGAGACCACCCAGGACTCGGAGAACCCCGACTCTCCCGGAGCCACGGAACCAGGTGAGGCGTGATGGCTGAAATCCCGCTCCAGACGCTGGAAGAGATGGACCTCACGGCGGAACAGTTCGAAGAGCTGGTCCTGAAGGGGATGGAGTTCGCGGCCGGGAAGGTGCTCAGCACCGCCGACATTGAAGAGGCGCTGGCTGAAGCGGACCAGTCGGCCTTGGACCTGTTCCTGACCGTCTGGGCCGTGTACGTGACGGACACCCTTATGCCCGCGCTTGACGCCTCCATGGTGGGGGCCGGGCTGGAAGTCGTTCAGCGCCTCGCGGCCGTCCTGGACAACTCCCTGACCCTCCTGACGGACCAGGCGCTGGACACTGAGCAATACCTGAAGCAAGCTCAGAACCGCCTTGTGGGCATCGGGAACGAACTGTGGTTCAACGCCCGCCAGAGCTTGGCCGAAGGCATCGCGGCCGGGGAGTCGCAGCCCAAGTTGACCCAACGGGTTCGCGATGCTGTGGGCGTGACGGCCCCCCGCGCGCGGACGATCGCACGGACTGAGAGCCACGGGGCCCGCAACGTAGCCGCCATGGCGACGCTCCAGCGGTTCGAAACCGCCTATGCCGTTCCGGCGGGGGTCATGCGAAAGCGGTGGCAGGCTACTGAGGACGAGCGGACCCGGCACACTCACGACGAAGCGGATGGACAGACCGTGGCCTTCGCGGACCCCTTCACCGTGGGCGGCTTCAGCCTCGCATTTCCCGGGGACCCCGCCGGACCTCCCCAGGAGGTCATCAATTGCCGGTGTACGACGTACGCCGTCTTCAACCCTGAAGACCTGAACCTAGAGGACAACGGCGCGATCATCACGCTGAACGCCGCCGCGTATGAAGAAGGGGACGCCATGGCGGACCAGAACACCCGGTATGTGGCCGTCTCCGGCCCGATCGTTGTCGGCGGCCGGAAGACCGGGGACCGCCGCCAGTTCGACGTGGACACGCTCCAGTGGCAGGAAGAGGGCGTCACGCCCGGTTCCCTGGAAATCCCCCTGGGCTATCAGTACGAGCGGAGCCACGGCGGTACCACCGACAAGACGGCGCGGGTGGGTCGCATCGACTCCATTGAACGCGAAGGGGACCAGCTCTTCGCCCGGGGCGTCATCGACCTGAAGGCCCCATGGGGGCCGGAGGCGGCCACGCTCATGGGGACGCGGGAGAACCCCGGCATCCTGGCAGGCGTCTCCATCCTCATCGATGAGAACCCCGACATGGACGGGCTCAGCGTGGAGTACCAGTTCGCTGAGGGGTGCGAGCTGGCCTCGGAGGACGAGGAGTTCGACCCGGCGTGCGCTGAGCCTGAGCGCACGATCGTCACGGACGGCGCGCGCATCCGGGGCGTGGACCTCGTGGACATTCCCGCCTTCGCTGAGGCGCGCCTGTACCTGGACGCCGAACTCCCCGACGACATCGAAGACGAGGAGGACGACATGGCCGAAGCCCTGACGGCATCCTCGTACACGATCACGATCCCCGAGCTTCCCCCGGCGGAGTGGTTCTCCGAGCCGACTGAGGTCCCCGAGATCGGTGCCATCACGGTGACCGAAGACGGCCGGTTCTTCGGCTACCTCGCACCGCGGCACGTTGCCCACCGCGGCTTCCAGAAGAAGCGCGTCACGGTGCCCGTGGGGAACGTGGACTACGGCATCTGGATGAACCGGGCCACGCTCGTGGACGACGGAAACGGCGGTTACACGAAGATCGCCACGGGCCCGATCACGATGGATTGCGGCCACGCTCCCATGAGTGCGGCCGTCAAGGGCGCGGCACGCCAGGCCCACTACGACAACACGTGCTCCGTCGTGGCGACGGCGCGCGTGGGGGAGAACGCCAAGGGCGTCTGGATTGCGGGGGCCCTCATTCCGGGGATCACGCCGGAACAGGTGGCCCGGATGATGGCGTGCCAGCTCTCCGGCGACTGGGGACCGCACCGCGAGAAGCCGGGCAAGCGCGAGCTTGCCGGGGCGCTCCTGGTGCCGCGCCCCGGATTCCCGACCGCCCACCACTCCTTCACCCTCCAGGGTGGGGAGCTGGCGCGCACGACCACCCCTGTCCGCTTCGGCACGTACGCAGGGGTGGACGAGCCGGTGGGAATGCGCGCGGCGGCGGACCGGATCGCGGCTCAGATCGGGCGCGATCCACAGACGCGGATGCGGGAGTTCGCTTACGAACTCCGATCGATCCTGAAAGGGGATTAACGATGGGTTGCGGATGCGGCAAGAAGAAGGGCTCCATCTCGGTGTTCTCCACCGAGGAACAGGCCCGGATCGCCAAGCAGCGGGGCGTCAAGGTCCAGACCACGGCCGGTTCTTCGAACGGCCGCCGGACGGACTGGAACGCCACGAACACGAAGACCGAAGCGGTACCCGCTTCATAGCCTGCGATTCGAAGGCGAATTTATGATTTCGCCTGCGAATCGTGTGTACAATCCAGGTAGCCACCCCGCTACGCAAAGGAACAGAGATGTCTAAGGACAATGAGGCGGGGCCGATCCTGCCGGACGGGGGCGACGAGCTGACCGCTGCGCTTGCGGCAATCAGCGACTCCGCCGAACTGTCCAAGATCCGTGACGAACTGGTCAAGCAGTTCGACGCCATGTACAAGAACGGCGAAGGCGTCACGGCTGACAACTTCGACCAGCTCGCGGTCCTCAAGGACCAGATCCTGGCCGTCAAGGAGCGGGACGCGGCCCTGTCCGCTGAGCGCGACGACCTGAACCAGCGCGCCGCGGCCCTCGCGGACGCCATCAAGCCGGTGGAAGAGGCCAAGGCTGACGACGCCGACGACGCCGACGACACGGCGGACGACGCCGAGAAGGCAGAGGCCAAGGTGGAAGAGGCTCCGGTTCCTGTAGCCGCCGCTTCCCAGGAGGTCATCACGGCCGCCGTCACGGCCGCCGTGGGCGAGACCATGAAGGCGTTCGCCGCGGACTACCTGAAGCCCGAAGCGGGCCTGAACCAGCGCCTCCGCCTGGGCACCATCGCCCAGTACGCGCCGGACGCACAGGTCCACGAGGAGCGTGCGGAGGCGGTCATCGTGGCTTCCGCCGACGTTCCCGGATTCACCCAGGGCGGTCGGCTGGAGAACATCAGCCAGCTTGGCGAAGCGATGCACAAGCGCGCCCGGATGCTCCCGACCTCCAACACCGGAGACCCGAACATCTTCCCCGTGGCCTCGCTCCAGCGTGAGTTCACCTACACGCTGAACGAGAACTCCACGCCGGAGGACATGGACGCGGTTCTCAAGGCCGCGTCGGACGAAGAGATCCTGACCGCCGCTGGCGGATGGTGCGCTCCGTCCGAAATCTCCTACGATTTCTTCAATGTCGTCTGTGAGGACGGCATGATTGACCTTCCTACGGTCGGTCTGAACCGTGGTGGAGTCCAGTACCCCACGAGCCCTTCGTTCGGCGACCTGGCCGACATCGACGGCATCGTGTGGACCTGGACGGAAGCCGACGACATCGAAGCCGTGGACTCGTCCTCGGTCTTCAAGCCGTGTGTCCGCGTCGAGTGCCCCACGTTCGTGGACCGCCGCGCCGACTGCTACGGCTTCTGCGTGACCGCCGGTAACCTGGTGGACTACGCCTACCCGGAGCTGATCTCCAACTGGCTTCGCCTGGTGATGGCGATCCGTGCGCGCGCGACCAACGCCCGGATCATCGACATCATGCTGAACGGCGGAGGATCGGGCGACGCCATCACGCCGTCCATCGCGGTCAACCACACGGGACTCCTCGGGGCCACCACGTCGGCGCTCCTCAGCTCCATTGAGCTGAGCGCAATCGACTACCGCGAGAAGTACTCCATGTGCGCGGAAGCGATCCTGGAAGTCGTGCTCCCCCGCTGGGCCAACGCGGTCATCCGCGCCGACCTCGCGAACCGCGACGGGATCAACGTGTTCGGCGTGACGGACGCGATGATTGCGGACTGGTTCGACATCCGCAACGTCCGCGTCCAGTTCGTCGGGGACTGGCAGGTCCGCGCGGCCGGAGACCCCGGCGCAGCAACGCCCGCCACCGACTGGCCGACGACGCTGGACTACATGATCTTCGCGCCCGGCACGTTCGTTCGCGGCAACTCCATGTCCCTGGACCTGGGCGTTGTCCGTGACTCGGTGCTGAACGCGACGAACGACCACACCGCGGCCTGGACAGAGGATTGCTTCGCGATCCTGAAGCCGGGTCACGAGTCCCGCGTGGTGACCGTGGACATCTGCGGTTCGGGCGAGATCGGCTCGCGCTCCATCCTGTGCGGATCGTAAGCGGACCAGAGACGAAGAGAGGAGGTGAGCGGCGATGAGTCGCGGACGGTTCAATATCGGAGGGGACGCACTGCCGTTCACTTCCCCGTCGTTCGGTCTGCTCTCCCCGGCCACGACGCAACTGGAGACGGCTACCACGAACAAGTGGAAGATGGGCATCCAGTGGCGCGCGATCTGTCCTGACGCGAACGGGACTTTCGGGGAATGCACCACGATTGACGGGGAAGTGCTCCCCGCCGCCAAGGCGGAGACGTGGGACCAGGAGACGCGGGGCGCTACGCCGATCACGGTTTACAGCCGGACGGACTGCGCACCCGTGGGTGAGTGGAACGACCTGTCCGAGCGCAACCGGCAAGCACTCCTCCGGTCGGAGGAACGCGAGCTGGAGCGGATCTTCTGGACGGGGATCATCGAAGCCGGTTCCACGGACGTGACCGCGTTCCCGCATCTTGCGGCAACGGCGAACGTCATTGACGGAGATGACCTTCTCCAGCCCGCTGCCACCGTGGTGACGGCTGTTCCCCAGACCATTGAAGTGGGCGTGGGGATGCTGGAGGACGCTATGCGGGATTGCTATCCCGGCGTTCCCACACTCCACGTGCCGCTGCGCCTGGGCTCGCTCATGGCAGAGGCGTACTTGCTGCGCCAGAACGGCGGGACCATGTTCACGTCGTCCCTGGGTTCGAAGGTCGTCCTCGGGAACTACCCGGGAACCGCGCCAGACGGCACGGCCACGCCGGGGGTTACGTGGATCTTCGCGACCGGGAACGTGTTCTACCAGCGTGAACCCGCGCCCCACACGTTCCGTCCAGTCGAGTCCTTCGACAGGGACGTGAACACGCTCAGCATGATTGCGGAGCGGACCTATGTCATCGGTTGGGACTGCTGCCTCATGGCAATCCCGATCCTGAACGGAGAGGACACTACGCCGTGAGCGTATGCGCAAATCCCATCCGTGGTGAGGTAGCGCGGTTCACCTTGCTGAACGCGTGCGGCGTGCCCGTGACCGGTGACGGTTCGGCACAGGTCACCACGGACGCGTGGACCGAAATCACGGCCACGCCCAACTATGAGGACGGGACCCGGCTCCTCCAGCGGAAGGCGAACGGCCAGCCGTGCGTCAACGAACAGGAACCTTCGTTCCTGAACTGGGTTGACCAGGTGACCAACCTCTGCACGCTGGACGTGGACCTGATCGCCCTGGTGTTCGGTGACGACCCGATCGTGGACGGCTCGGAGTTCTCCGGTGTCACCTTCGGTACGGGCCTGCTGAACGCCCGGTTCTCCAAGGAAATCTGGCAACCCGTCGCGGGAGAGGACGCCTGCGACGCCGAGGGGAACCAGCGGTGGATTTACTGGGCATTCCCCCACGAGTTCAACGCGCGGGTCCAGGAGCTGACCTTCACCAACGACGTGTTCACCTTCGGGTTCGCGTCGATGACGAAGCCCGCCTCCCCGCTGTGGAACATCGGGGACCCGTGGCTGGCCGACAGCCCCACGGCGACGTGGGACCCAGGCAAGCACTTCGCCTTCAACATCACCACGGTTCAGCCTCCGGTCTCCGCTTGCGGGGCTCTGGAAATCGAGAGCTGATAGGATAGACGGGCAGATGTAGCCCATCGCACGGGGAGCGCCAATCACCACCGGGTCGGCGCTCCCCGGTCCTATGATCGGGGGAGAGATGACGCAAGACCTCAAGATTCCGAAGATGCTCCACTTCATCTGGCTGGGCTCGCCGATGCCGGAG